TTATTTTGTAGTTGTTGATACAGCAAATGCTCAAAGAAAATTAACTAAAGCAAATATTGCAATTTCAGGTTTTAATAATGACTCTGGATTTACAACAAACACTGGAACTGTAACTTCTGTTTCTGGTGGAAATGGATTAACAGGATCTGTCACAACATCTGGATCATTAGCTGTTGGAGCTGGTACAGGAATTGATGTCACTGCTGATGCAGTTGCTGTTGATGTATCCGATTTCATGACCAATGGATCAAACAATAGAGTTCTAACTGCAACTGGTGCAGATGCTATGAACGCAGAAGCGAACATGACATTTGATGGAACTGATTTATCTATACCTAGTAAAATTATTCATTTAGGAGATACAGATACTTATATGCAATTCCATGCAGCAAACGAGTGGAGAGTAGTTACAGGTGGAACTGAAATGTTAGAAGTTAATGATTCTGATGTTAAAATAACAAATGGTGATTTAATTCCTGGAGGAAATGATACACAAGATTTAGGAGCTTCAGGAGCTGTTTGGAGAAACCTATACACTGGAGACTTACATTTATCTAACGAAGCAAAAGATGAAGGTAATGCTATTGATGGTACTAAAGGTAACTGGACAATTCAAGAGGGTGAAAATGATTTATATATCTTAAATAATAAATCAGGAAAGAAATACAAATTTAAATTAGAGGAAATGTAATGAAAATTATTTTTGATAAAAAAGAATACGACACTGAAGAATTATCAGACGAAGGTAAAGTTTATGGTAACAAGTTACATGAAATTGTAGTTAAGAAACAACAATTAAATATTCAATATACAGATTTAGAAGTTTTACAAAAACATTATTCTGAATTACTTAGAAAAGAATTACCTAAAAAAGAAAAGAAAAAAACAAAAACAGGAGCCTAGACAATGGCTTTTGGAATAACCACATTTGCAGAAAGTCCTTTTGCGGCTACAGGGTCACAAAGTATTAATGTTGCATTAACGGGTTTTGATTTAACTGTTCAAGAAAATACACCTGCTATTACAGGTGATGCAAATGTTTCTGTTACAGGTCAAACTTTAAACACCACATTAAATAATGATGGAATTAATATATTTGTAGGAATAAGAGAAATTCCTGTAGGAATTGGTTTCAATGCAAACCTAGGTTCAGTCACTACAGTTGGACATGCAAATGTTTCATTAACAGGTCAATCAATGACTATTGCAGACGGAACTGCAATTGGAAAAGCTGATTTTAATATAGAAGTAACAGGTCAAAGTTTAACTTCAAATTTAGGATCTGTTAATGCAACTGCAAACTCAGACGCAGCTGTAACTGGTTTTGATTTAACATCTAATTTAGATTCTGTTTCAACCACTGGAACAGGTAATGTTTCACTTACTGGAGAGTTATTAACTGCAACAGAAGGAACTTTAACTTTAGACGCAAATACATTTGCTTCAGTTACTGGTGAAGCAATGACTGCAGAAGAAGGAACAGTGGATCCGGCTCCTGATGCAATCGTTACTGGTCAAGAAATGACTTCTAGTCTAGGTTCTGTTTCAGTTACTGCAAACGCAGATGTACAACTTTTCAATGGAACGGGCCCTGAATTTTCAGCTTCAGGTAATGCTGCACTTTCAACTGATCAAGCAAAATTTGGTGCCTCTTCTTTAGAGTTAGATGGTACTGATGATTTTGTAGACTCAACAAGTAATATAAATCTAAGTTCTACAGATTTTACAGTTGATTTATGGATTAGACCTGACAACGTTACAGGTTATAAAGGCATTTGGCAATCAGGAACAAGCACAACAGAACAATCATATTTATTAGGTAACCAAGTTTATTGGACTGTAAACCCATCAACAATTATTACTACTTCAGTTACAGTATCTGCTGGTGTTTGGACTATGTTGTCTTATGAAAGACAAGGCAACACTCACAGAATATATAAAAATGGAACTTTAGAAGATACAGTTTCTACAGGTAATAAACAAGATAATGGTTTATTTAGTATTGGAAAAAATGGCTTTGGTGATTTTGATGGTTACATAGATGAAGTAAGAGTTTCAGATATTGCAAGATACGGAGGCTCAAGTTTTACAGAACCTACAAGCGCGTTTTCTGTTGATTCAGATACAATAGCTCTTTTACATTTTGATGGAGCTGATGGATCAACTGATATGATCAATGCTCTAAATGCAGAAGCTTTAGTTCTTACATCTAATGATGGAACGTTAGCTGCAACTGGAACTGCTGAAATATCTTTAACTGGAGAACTATTAAGTATTACAGAAGGTAATATTAATGTAGCTGCTAATGCAGACGTAGTGGTCACTGGTCAAGAATTGACCATGCAAGAAAATGCTCCAACAGTTACTGGAGATGCTAATGTCACTGCAACAGCTTTACCTATGACAACAGCTCTTGGCACAGCTGTTTTAGATGCAGTTAGCTTTATTGATGTAACAGGTCAAGAAATGACCATACAAGAAGGTCAGGCAGATGCAACAGATTCTGTTGCTAAACCAACCGGTATAGCCATGACAATGGCTGAAGGAAGTGTAATAGGACCAATTATATGGAACCCAGTGCCTACAGGTAATGCGCCTATAGATCCTCCGGGTTGGAAAGAAGTAGCTTGATTTAGATAATAATATAATTATAATGGAAATATTAAGGAATTTAAAATTTTAGGAGAACTATAATGGGTGTTATTTCATGTGGAACAACTATGTTGGATCAAGGTCAGTTTCAAAACTTACCTGTAGTAAATTGGGATACAACTGTCAAAACAGCAAATTTTACAGCAGTTGCTGGTAACGGATATTTTGTAAATAGCACTGCAGCAGCTAGAACAGTTACTTTACCTGCCTCACCAAGTGCTGGAAATATTGTATCAGTAAAAGATTATGCAGGAACTGCAAGGACAAATTCTATTAACATTGCTAGAAATGGATCAAATATAAATGGCGCAGCAGAAGACGTTATAATAATAAATTCAGGTGGCGCAGTAACACTTTTTTATATAGATGCTACTCAAGGTTGGGTGGTAATTAATGCAGGGCAAACAAGTGATGCAGAAGCTCCCGCATTTATTAGTGCTACTGGAGGAACCGTAACAACTTGTGGAGATTATAAAATTCACACATTCACAAGTCCAGGAACTTTTTGTGTTTCTGCAATTGGTAATGCAGGTGGAACTAACACATTTGACTATATGGTAGTAGCTGGGGGAGGTGGAACAGGTTCTAAAAGAAACGGTGGAGCTGGTGGCGGTGGCTTTAGAGAAAGTTCTGGAGCAGCAGGTGGTTGTTATCCAGTTAGTCCATTAGCAAGTGCAACTGTATTAACGGCAATTACAGGAGGCGCTACAGTAACTGTAGGCGCTGGAGGTGGTAGAGATTGTTCTAGAACTAACGGATCAGATAGTTCGTTAGGAGGATCATATGCAATTACATCCAATGGAGGAGGATATGGTGGTCATGACAGTGGTAGTTTTCTTGGTAACCCTGGAGGAAGTGGTGGTGGTGCAGGTGGATGTTCAGGAAGGCCATTTCCTGCTGGTAATGGAAATGATCCACCTGTAGACCCTCCTCAAGGACAACCTGGAGGACCGGCTAACACAGGAAATCCAAATGCCGGTGCTGGTGGCGGTGGAGCTACAGATGCAGGAGATGCTAATCCAAACCCTGGACAAGGAGGTGTAGGGGGAGATGGAGCACAAACTTCTATATCAGCAACTGCTACTTATTATGCCGGTGGTGGTGCAGGAGGATCTAATTTCCCAGGAACTGCTGGAAACTTTGGAGGTCTAGGAGGAGGCGGTCCAGCCGTCCCTGTTCCAGCTCCAGCCCCTAACCCAAATCAAAATGGATTAGCAAATACCGGCGGTGGAGGTGGTTCTGGTCGAGATGGAACTAATAACACTGGTGGAAGCGGTGGAAGTGGTATAGTTATAATAAGGTATAAATATCAATAGAGGTTTTTATGGCACATTTTTCAAAATTAGGTATTAATGGAAAAGTAATTCAAGTAGTTCCATTAGAAGATAAATATTTATTAGATGCTGATGGAAATGAAAACGAAAAAATTGGTCAACAATATTTAGAGAGAAATCATAATTGGCCTGCAGAAATGTGGATTAAAACTTCATATAATACATATAAAAATCAACACACCGAAGGAGGAACTCCGTTTAGAGGAAATTATGGAGGAATTGGTTCTATTTGGGATGAAGATAATCAAATTTTTTGGCCTAGAAGACCATATCCTTCTTGGGTAAAAAATGTTGCAACTGCATCTTGGAAGTCACCAATCGGTGATGCTCCAAATTTAACTTCTGAGCAAATTTCTCAAAATGAAGCCGAAACACATTCTTGGGATTATGTGTGGAACGAAGAAGAAGAGTCTTGGGATTTGACAAATAGTTTATTGTAACATAAATTAAGTGGTGGTATGGAAAAGAAAGTTTTAAGTCAACAAGTTATTTATTTTGGAGAAGTAAAAATACCAAAAGGTTTTGAAATTGACAAAGAGTGTTTATCTAAAAATATTTTACACGAAACTTATTATAATCAACAACTTCCTTGTTTTGCAAAACATATTGATCAATTAAATTCTTTTATTAGAGATCATATTTCTATTGAAAATAACTTTAAAATATATAGTGAACGTTTTTTTGGAAATATGTATAAACCAGGAGAGAGCTCACCTTTACTATTAGGTGCTGATTTTAATAATTTAAAAAATTCTGTTGATTATACAACACTATATGGAATTGATGTTAATAGTTGTTTTGTAAATATTTATTTTGACGATAATAGAAAAAAAGAAAGGATGTATAGAACAGAACTTAAAACTAATATGTTTTTAATGTTTCCATCAACAAATAAATATATTATTGAAAATAAACAAGAAAAATCTTTTAATTTTGTTGAAACTATTACTTATGCTCATCCATAAAAAATTTTTAGATAAAAAAGATTTTAAAAACCTTCAATCTGAAATAATGTCTGGAAGGTTCCCTTGGTATTTTTCAGATGGTGTGGTTGATTATTGTGATCCTTTTTTTCAATTTTATTTTTTATTTTATAAAAATGGACAACCTAACTGTGATCCAAAAATTATAAACATGATAAAACCTATTTTAGATAAATTAAAAATAAAAAAACTTTATAGAGTAAAAGCTAATTTAAACTTACAAACAAATGAAATAATTGAACACGGCTTTCACACAGATTGTGATGATAAGAAAAGTAAAACAGCTATTTATTATATAAATACTTGTAATGGGTACACTAAATTTAAAGGTAATAAAAAAATAAAAAGCGTGGCTAATAAATTAATTGAATTTAATTCACAAATTAAACATACTGGATCAAGTTGTACTGATAAAAAACGAAGAGTTATTATAAATTTTAACTATATATGAATTTAAAAAATTATTATTGGTGTTTTACCTCTGCCATTCCTCCTAGATTGTGTGATGATATAATAAAACATGCTCTGTTAAAAAAAGAAACTCTAGGAAGAACAGGGACCTTTGGTGATAAAAAATTATCAAAAGAACAAATTAAAGATTTAAAAACTAAAAGAAACTCTAATTTAATATGGTTAAATGACCCTTGGATTTATAGATTAATACACCCATATATACATAGAGCTAACAAAAACGCTGGTTGGAATTTTGAATGGCATAGATCAGAGGCTGTTCAATTTACTAAATATAAAGTTAATCAACATTATGATTGGCATTGTGATGGTTGGAATAAACCATATGAAAGAAAAAACAAAAATGACCCTGAGCATGGTAAAATTAGAAAATTGTCATTGACTTGTCAATTAACAGATGGGTCTCAATACGAAGGTGGAGAATTAGAATTTGATTTTAGGGATTATGATCCCCATATGAGAGATGAATTAAAACATAAAATACATTGTAAGGAAGTGCTACCTAAAGGATCTATAGTTGTATTTCCGTCATTTGTATGGCATAGAGTTAAACCAGTAACGAAAGGAGTAAGATATTCATTGGTGATGTGGAACCTAGGATATCCATTTAAATAATATGTTCATAAATAATTATTATAACACAACTATTTGGCATGAAGAAAAATCAGAATTTTTAAAATCTTTAAATAAAGCTACTAATAAATATATTAAAGATGCTAGAAGTTTTCCTGAAGCAAAACAATATATAAAGAAACATGGAGATTTTGGAAGAAGCTTCCATTCAACATCTCTAATAAATGATACTGATTTTTTAGATTTTAGAAATTATATTGGACAAAAATCTTGGGAGTATTTAGATCATCAGGGTTATGATATGTCACAATACACAACTATGTTTAGTGAGATGTGGGTACAAGAGTTTGCAAAAAAAGGCGGAGGTAATCACTCTGCACACATACATTGGAATCAACATGTATCAGGTTTTTACTTTTTAAAATGTAGTGATAAAACATCTTATCCAATATTTCACGAGCCAAGAACCGGTGCTCGTGCTACTAAATTAAAAATGAAACCAAATCGAAAAGGTGTGTGGCCCGGTGAAGAATATATAAATTTTAAACCTAAACCAGGGACCCTTATAATATTTCCTGGATTTTTAGAGCATGAATTTGCAGTTGATCATGGTGTAGAACCATTTAGATTTATACATTGGAATTTACAAGCAGTTCCAAAAGAACTAGCAAAAGATGTTTAAAATAACAAATAATTTTTTTGATAAAAAGCAATATAAAAAAATGAAAAATATAATCACTGATAAAAATTTTCCTTGGTATTTACAACATAAAATTACTGAGAAAGATAAAGGTATTTTTTTCTCTCATATTTTTTTTAATGATAATGGTATTAATAGTGTTTATTATAAAGACATAGTGGTTCCTTTTATAGAAAAATTAAAAATTAAAAAATTATTAAGATCAAAAATAAATATGTATCCTAAAACAAATAAAGAAATCGCTCATGGTTTTCACACAGATAGAAGAGATAAACACAATGTTGTTTTATTTTATTTTAATAAAAATAATGGACATACTTTATTTAAAAATAAAAAAGTTAAATCAGAGGACAATAAAGCCGTGGTGTTTGATGGATTATTTAAACACTCTAGTACAAGTTGTACAGATAAAGATTATAGAATTACTTTAAATATTAATTATGAGTTTTAAAAAAAATAGATATAAAATAGTTAGAAATGTTATATCAAAAGATCTTGCAATCTTTGTTGCAAATTATTTTTCTATGAAAAAACAAGTTCATGATACTTGTTTAGAACGTCAATATTTTTCACCTTACGAAAACATATTAGGTTTTTATGAATTAGAGCATGAACAAATTCCAGGTAGCTACTGTTGCTACGCTGATATCGCCATGGAAACTTTAATGTTAAAATGTCAACCGATTATGGAAAAGGCAACAGAATTAAAATTATATCCTGCATATACATACGCTAGAATTTATAAAAAAGGGGATAAACTTGAAAGACATAAAGATAGATTTAGTTGTGAGATATCTACTACTATGAATCTTGGAGGTGATCCTTGGCCAATATATTTAGAGCCGTCTGGTAAAGAAGGACTAAAAGGTGTTAAAGTAGATTTAAAACCAGGAGATATGTTGATATATTCTGGTTGTGATTTAGAACATTGGAGAAACAAATTTAAAGGTAAAGAATGTATTCAAGTTTTTCTACATTATAACAATCAAAAAACTCCTGGATCTAAAGAAAATATTTTTGATAAAAGACCACATTTAGGTCTTCCAACTTGGTTTAAAAGGTAGTATATTATAATGGAGGCAGTGGACACCACCACATACCACCCGCTGTCTCCTTTATAATACAGTCGTTGACACTGTTTAATAAATTGAATAATATAGCTAAATTTAAGGAACCCAAAATATGGCAAATACTACATCAGCAAATTTAAAATTAACAGTACAACAAACTGGAGAAAATGCAGGAACTTGGGGTCAAATTACTAATACTAATTTATTGATTCTTGAGCAAGCAATAGGTGGATACGATACAGTTGACTCTGCATCAGGTGCTACTTTAACTTTTTCAAACGGAGCATTATCTGATGGTAAAAATCAAGTATTAAAACTAACCGGTACAATTTCTGGTAATGTAAACGTAACTATTCCTGATTCAATTGAAAAAACTTATATTGTAGAAAATGCAACAAGTGGAGCCCATACTGTAACTTTTAAAACAAGTTCAGGAACAGGTATAACATGGTCTGCAACAGACAAAGGTAAGAAAATTTTATATTCTGATGGAACTAATATTGAAGAAGGAGTTACATCGACAGGTAGTTTAATTACCGGAGACATTACTACAAACACTATTTACACTAGTAATCTTACAGTAACTAATGACACAAATGTTAGCGGTATTACTATAAGTGACAATGTTACAGCAGCAAATAATATTACAACTACATCTGGAGATGTAGTTTCATCTGCTGGTAATATGACAGATCAAAAAGGTGAAGTAAGATTGGTTCCAGCAAATACTCAAGGATCAACATATACTTTAGTGGCTAGTGACCATGGGAAAGTTATTATTGC